CCGAAAGTGTGTTTGCAAACATGCTGTGCCTCAATTATCTATGTTGATTAACCAGTGGACACGTAATGACGTTACCGCATAAAGTGCTGTGTGTCACGCATGTTTCTGGTACTTGGATGTTATGGGCAACCGTAAGACCGCTCCGAAGAAACAGTCTTACGAACCCAAAAACTTTAGTCGCACATGAAATAGTTCCAGTTACCCGGTTCATTCCCTTGTAGAGCGGATGTAACCCAAAATTGGTCGCAGCCATCTAAAAAAACCTGACCATTTACGCACGTATCACTCCAAATCCCAACAATTACCATCGGTAATATTTGCCCTTCTTTGGCTTCATTACCTATGTGAGCCTGTGCACCAGTTGGCCAAATTTTCTCTTTAATTCTTTCTGCAATTGAGACAGAATTAGTTCTACGTCTGTTAATCTGAGCGGCATTTTCAGCACTCAATTTGTAATTAACAATCAAATTATTTGCTACCATAATATTAAGTGGATTTTACAAAGCCCGTCCAAGGCTATATCTTAAAAACGGCAGCCCATAACACGTTGTGTGCGTCAGTTTTGCCGTGTAATTTCGTATAAATTGATAGTTGCGTGCAGGCAAAACCGCACGCACACAACCATCGTTATGGTTCATGCTAAAACCTGAGACACGTACCAATCGTAAATATTAGGATGAATTTCTTTTATAACTTCGTCAAAGTCTGTTATCGAAAGTAAATCAGCTTTTACCGTGTTTACTATTCTACAAATTGAACCATATTTTGCTCGCTGGTCTTTAAATATTGGAATTAAACCAGTATCTAATTTTATGTTTCTTGCTTTTTGGAGTTCTTTAACCTCGTTTACTGCAACCTCATAAAACACATCAGATATTTTGGTTTTAAAAATATCCCAATTGTTATTCATAACTGCATCTGAATAGGAAACTACCAGTTCGTTTGCGTGTTCTTTTGCTTTTTTCATTTATAATTAGTTTAAAATTAGACATTTAATAAAGCACGAAACCATAACACACGGTATAAAACAAAGCAGTTTTAGTGCTAATTTTGGGCTTTGTTTCCCGTCCAAACTTCGGTGTATATTGACAGTTCATCGCTCGCAATCCGCTTCGATTTCATACCGACAAACGTTAGGGTGCATTTAAAGAAACTGCTCAATCTTATGAGTATCGAGGTTTGTATATGTATGTATTAATTTTCGCAAATCTAATCCGCATTTTTCAGTCATCTTTAACCTGTCATCGACATTCATTTTATCATAATTTTGATTGTCATACATTTTATCCATCAATGCCGTTTGGAAAATGATAACAGCATTCATAAACTCTCGATTGGTATAGTTTGGTTTATTTTCATCCCCCTTTGCATCTGCATTTTGATTTAATATGTCATTTGCGATAATCTCCAATTCTTGTTTATAGGCTCTCATTTCGATTTGAATAAAAACGCACACTAACAATGTATATAGCAATTTGGGGGTGTCGTTCCAACTTGTATATTTGTGCCATTAATTTACTTTTGTGAGGTTCGATAGGGTAGCACATTTTAATCCACAACTTGCCATATACTTAACGTTATACGCAATTGTAAAACTACGCCAATCATAAATTTTCAATTCTTAGTTCTTTAACAGAATCTAATGCCTCTTTTTCTCTGAATAGATTGCTTTCATTTCGCTTTTCAGGAACTATCTGCATTTCTTTTGCTAAATTTTTACAAAGCATTGAAAATCGGCTTGCAAGTTGTTCATCGGTGTCTTTTGAATAAAGAATATCTAAACAAGCAACCCTAACAGCTTCACAAATATCCATAACAGAAAGTTTTGTTTGCATATCTGTTTTGTCAATTTTTGACCTATTATAACCAGAATGTTCATTCAAATACTTGCCTATTGCTTCGTCAACTTTATTTTTATCCCATCCTACAATATTTGCCCTATATTTAGCAAATTCAGAATAAATATATTTCGGGTTACATATATCTATATTTTCTGCAAGAATTTTTGTTTGATGTACTTTGTATGCCTCTTTTTGATTTTCAACATACTTTAAGCAGTTAATTACTTTAACGGCAATGCAGCCTGTTTAACGGTAATTAATTCAAGGTTTTCTGCTTTATTCGATAAATCAATAAGCCATCTGCGTATTTGTTTAGCTTTTTCATTTTTTTCAAGTAAGCAAATTTCCTTTGCGGCATCCAAAGTAAATTCATATTGTGTCTTTGGTCTGCCTCCAGAACTTTTTAGCAGGATAGCGAAAAAGTCTTTTTCTTCTTTTAAATCAGCATATTGAATTTTATCATTAAGCCAATCTCTGTAATTTTTGTTTTTACTTTCAATAGCCAAGTGAATATCTTCGCCATATACTCTGTTTCTTTCATTTATTTGTAACATACTTTATAGATTTAATTATACTACAAAGATAATCTTTATTATTTAATTTACAAATATAAGTTATAAACAACTGCGTACAACACGTGGTATAAAACAGTTGGGTTTTAGTGGTTTATTAAAATTCGTAGCCCGTAGCAAGTGTTTTACAACTTGATAGTATAGTACTTCGCAATCCCAACCGATTTCATACCCGCAGCCGTTATGCACCACTTAAAGAAGCCTCGTGCATATTTATAGCCTTTTCAATCCCAATTCTGATAGCTTGATTATTATCACGAAGTACATCGCAATTATAAATATTTTCATAAAGTATTATTTTATTTTTAATTGTTGAATACCTTATTAATTCAAATGCAACGTAAATATTAATCCATAAGCAAGTCTCTTTAATTATAGGATTATTTAGCGTTTCTAAAAACTGAGTATTATGTTGCACCCATGAATTGAAATTTATATTATTTAATTGTTCTAAAATCCTATCTTGATTTAATTGAGCTAATAAACTCTGTAAATGAATATAGCCATTTTTTTCATTTATATTTAGAATTAAATGCCCCATTTTTAACTCTTTTATTGACTTACTAAAACCAAGTTCTTGCACATTATTTAATTTAAACCACTCGCCTTTAATCCTGTAATCAAAATATTTTGAATGATACATTTTTTCATCGTGAGGAGTTCCGTCAATTATGCTAAATATTTCTAAATTGAAAGGATATAATTTCCTTAAACTATCAATACGCCTGTATGGTCTTTTTGAAAATCCAATTTTACAAATATTCATTTCTTTGTTTCCGATAAAGTAAATCATATATTATCTATTTATAAGTTTATACAAAGATAAACTATTTATTATACTTTACATAACTTTTATGTACTTTTTTGGAAATAACAACTATTTTTGCATTATTTATTATGTAATTAAATAAGCGGTGCATCCTTGACATTTATTTCTATAATTAAAAATTTTCCTTCTTCATCTGATAATTCTGAACCTAAATTATGCCCTCCTATTTGTAGGATAGTATCATATTTATCTCCAGTTGACCATGAAGTATAATAACAATGAACTTTTTCGTAGTCGGCTGAAATATCTCCATATAATTTTTTAAGGAATCCTTCAATCATATCATTTTTTGAACAAGGTTTGTCAGATAGCCAATAATTAACTTGAAATTCAGCGTTTGGAAAACTTTCATCAGCTTCTTTAAACCTATTTACAAGGTCAATTTTATAGCCATCAGATTGAATAAGTTTTATTTTATTCCAATCGTTACATTCATCTTCACATTCAAATTTGATTACTCCTGATAATTCTATTGTTTTCATGTTTTTATTGTTTAAATTATTAAAAAAAAATACAATTGAATATTAATATTTGTTATAAATAAATTATTGCACTTAAACTGTATCAAATAATAGGACAAAACCAAAGCGGGCGAGTAATATGCAACATGCAACATACATCTAAATTGCTTGCATTCATTAACCAGGAATTGCTAGAATAATCATTGCAAGTTAATATGATTTGTCCAGTTGTTTTTCGAGTAATTTTTTCAATGGTATCATGGGTTAAAATATCTGCTGACCTGACGATTAACATATCGTACCGTGGCATATCATCGACATATCTATGCCCTATAATATCTATCGTTGAATTGTTGTCGAACAATAACAACCTTGAATTAAACTTTGAATCGCCTATAATTTCTTTCAAAATATATCTCGCGTATTCTTCGCTTTCAGAATAAATAGCACATCGCGTCCGTCTGGCCATACAATTTATCACAGCCTTCTGGCAAGACGCGTAAAATTTACCAGAGCAAGGACATCCATTTAATATGATGTATTTCTTGTATGAATAAAAGATTTGCGCGTGCTCTTTAATTATTTTAATTTCCATTTTTTATTCATTTAGAATCTTTACAAATTATTTTTTTCGGGGCATGTGTTTTTTGAATTTAAAAAAGATCTCTTATATTTGCGGCATCAAAGGTGCCTGGGGCTTGCATCTCTACAAAAAAAGCAGTTACTCAGTTTCGACGAAAGAAATCAAAATCCTGTTAAATGTGATGCGGATTATTTCTATGACTTGCAGTACCATCACAGCCGAAACCGAACGAGCCGATTCCCGAGAAGGAGACAATTCGACAAATTTTTTTCAGTCAGGTATTAGTAAGTTAACTTCCTAAAGGGGGTAGGGGGTTGACTTACTTTTACCTGACCTTCCCACCTCACCTCAAACCCTCAATGGAACCAATGTTGTTGCTCTCGCTTGAATTGTTATAGCAATTGTTATAACAACAATAATATCACAATAATTTTAATATATAAATATTGCTATTTATATTTTGTCGAAATCAACTTCTTTTGTGTATTTTGTCGAAGTTATACTATAAATTTTGTCAACCTAATTATCTCTTCGCGAGCCCCGGAGATCAAGAATTGCCCGTTACTCGCGCTTAATTTCCCGTTAATCACACACCTCTTGTACACGTGTATGGCCATTAGATTAGCCTCTACCTCAATTAATATCTCTTTAATTCCCATGATTACTATATTTTTTTTAACAAGATCTTGTAATTAATATTTCTTATAAAAAGCGTTATACAAGAAAGGTTCAGATTCAATCATAATTCGTATGGCCGCCTCAGAAACGTCACCTTTCTCTACTTTGACTCCTTCACCAACTATTTTACCATTAATTGACTTGTATAACGTGTTGTACCTCAACTTGAAACAACATATAAACACGTTGCACCTGTTTGTAACTTTTACGCTCTGGTGGTAATCTGTCCTTTTCGCGACAAAATCCATTTTAGAAACCTTGTAAATACGTATGATACACCTGTTATCATTATTGTAATGTGTGTATCCCCCTATTATTCTAGGCATAGAAGTTATTTAACGTTTTTAAGAGATTATTTTAAAACTTTCTGTTACTTGGATGTTAACTGCAAGGCTAAAGACCAGCATAGCAAGAAAATTGACCATTAGATTCGGTTACATCTTCATCATATATTACCATTAAATCGGTTACTATTGTTAAGCTTTCACCGTTTAAACTTGGGTAAGAATCTTGTAATTGTTCTTTTACAGCTTCTAATAAACTCCTACTGTCTAAGTCTGTTCTGTTGATTCCGGTTACGTTTTTGTAAGTTTTCATTTTGTTTATGTTTTAATTGTTATTTATTTTACAACCTCATTAGTTTCTTTGTATGTTATAAGTATTATTCGCCTTCTGATAATCCAAATTTATAAGCATTCCTGCGCGTGCAAAACTTTGATCTCCGGCCAACGATAATTTCTATTTTATCATTCCACTCTTTTACTTCTCCTTTCCTTACTTGTAAATCAATTACTCGGTAAGTTGATGGGTTGCTTGCTGAAATTTCTTTAAGTGTTTTCATTTTACTTAGTTTTTATGATTAAAAGTACATTAAATTACGTTGTCTTTGTTGTGCAGTTTCCATATATTGGTTTGAATACCCATCACTTATGTAGAATTCAATTTCTGAAACTTGATTCAATATGTCAACTTGCTTTGCGGAAGCCTTGTAAACTTCACTACCAAGAATTGTTTTTGCTATTTTTGCAGCAAAAACGTTTAAAGTAGCTATTCTTTTTAGCTCTTTTTCGTGTTCGCTGGTAAAAGTCATTGTCGTTTTCATAGTCGTATGTTTTAATTGTTAATTGCTATTTGACATTACAAATGTAATGAAATATTTGGATGTTTGTGCAAAAAAATAGATTATTTTTTCACTGATAAAATTATTTTTTCAACTTCTGAATATTCACCTGCTGTCATGTACTTGACAGCGATCTTGCATGACTTAAGATCGGCAAACCTTACCAGGAATTTGATGTCGTACTCGCAAGCATCAGCTTTTTTGAAGTTGAAATTCTGGCAATGCTGCACGAATGCGTATGCCTTCAACTCAAGCAACGATTGCGCGCTAGCTTGATCGTTGCCCTCCTCTAACTTGTAGATCTCGTTAAAGAACTTGTTCCCGGAAGCGTTCAAGTAATCAATGTCATTAGTGACGTCATGAATGAACGCCGACGTGTTGTTTTCGTCCTTAATCAGGTAATCGACATCGCTAGTGTACCTGTCGCTACCCATGTTCCTCAATGCCTGCCCGCCTACTAGTATCTTTTTCATAATCGTTGTGTTTATCTTGGCTTCATTGCCTTTGACCTTACAAATATACGACAATGTTTGGGCGAAGTCAAGCATTTCAAGATTTATTTTCAAAAAAAATATTATTTGTTTTTATTTTAAATAAGCTTAATTTTGGAGGGCAAAAAAAAGACACTATGACACGAGAACACTTCGACCGTATAATCACACTTATAGAGGAGGAAGAGCTAACGCTCGGTAAGGCTTGTAAAAAAGTGCGTGATGAGTTTAACGTAAAGGGGATAAGCAGGGGGGCGTTTCATTGCTATGTTTGCAACGACAAGGAGCTCTCAAGCATCTACGCGCGCGCGGTCAGAAACAGAACAGAGGCAATGTTTGAGTCACTCATAGACATAGCAGACGATTCTAGCGGGGATAAGCGTACTATACTAACGAAGGATGGGCGTGAGATAGAGGTTGAAGACACTGAATTTGTCCGCCGTTCGCAACTGAGGGTCGACACGCGCAAGTGGGTAATCGCTAAGACCCTACCAAGGAAGTATGGCGATAGGATTTTCGACGACGAGGACGGGCCACAAGTACCAACTGTTTCAATAGTGATTGACTCTACAAACAAGAACAGATGATATGTAGACTAGACTTGTTCAGAGTGTTGTCGCAGGCAGATCTTGACGACATGACGACAGATGTGTCGGTAATTAACCAGAACGTCGATACGGCTATAAGCTTCGTTAGTGGCTACCTGACGCAGAGGTTTGACATGAGCCTGTACGATGACTGCCAATTTATCAACGTTGACAACGACGGGACGACGACAGCAGAGGCCACCGCCGGCAACTATGTCATGCTAGCTACATATAGCGACGTGTCGGGGGAGTTCACCGGGATGGCGACATACCTTTGCATCCTTGACACTACCGCGGCTACCGAGCTGGCGGATACTACGTACTTCACCTTGAAGGCAAAAGATTGGCGTCATCAAACACTAGTCACTACGTGCTGCGATGTAGCTCTGTATCACTTGAGTGCACGCGTGGCCCCTAACACGGCACCGGCCATTAGAAAGGAGCGATTTGACGGTGACGGGAACAAGAAGAACAGCGCGTGTGCAATCAGTTGGCTAGAAGACGTGCAAAAGGGGTCGATAAACTGCGACGGCCTTGTCGTCATAACGGACGATGATGGCGTGGAAGAAGGCAACCGTATAACGGTAATCAACTCGACAGATGACTACTTGTCGCCATACTCACAATTCTAATACTAATTACATGGGTCTAAGACAAAGGGTTACAGCGGCATACGACGCCTTCGCCGGGAAAACAAAGGGCAATAGCGGGTTAATCGTCACGAACGAGAATGACCGTGCACTTGAATTAATTAATACTACACTAAAGCTGTTCACTGCCTCGATGAATCAGGCAAACGACATCATTTACCCTGATCGTGTTAAATTCATACAATACTTGAAGTTAGCGTTCAATGACGCACAAGTGTCAAACTGCATTAATATCCGTAGGTCGTTCATAGACAGCGACATAGAGATCATTGACTCTAAAGGGAACAGTATTAATGGCTTAAAAGACGTGTTCGAAGATTATGACGGAGAAACGGCGGCGTGGTTCAATGACTACATTACTAATGTGCATGATTCTATCCTAACGGGGCACACGTTGCAGCAGCTAAACCCGCTAGGCAGTGACGGAAAGCCGACAGGGGTAACGAGGATAAATGACGAATACCTACTTACGCCATGGGAGATGTGCCGCGAGTCAATAGATCTCGGATTCTCGAAGTCGTTCAACGTAATCGACTACAACGCACCAGAATACTCTACATACGTTACATCGGTGATTAACAGGGAGTCAACTGGCATATTGCCGAAGATAATGAATTATGTGATTTACAAGCAGATATACACCAATTGGCGGGCTTTCCTGGAGAATAGTGGGCGTGATATTGTCGTTATAAAGACACAGTTGAGTGACTCGCTAAGGAAAAGTAACGCAGAAGCGTCGCTGCGATCTCTCGATAAAGGGAGCAGGGTAGTAGCTCACACGGATGATGTCATCGAGATGCTGCAATCGAGTAACTCGAGTGCCGGGCAAGACGGTTACCTGTTGCTCATAAAGCAGTGCGACAGGTGCATAGCTAGCCTACTAAACGGGTCTGATTTGACGGCTGAAAAGTCTTTCGTCGGGGCGATGGAGGTGCAGGAACGCATATATAAGTCATTGCAGAAAAACGACATGCGCATCATATCCAGGGTTGTGAACAGCAATAAATCGTTCAAGAAACTCGGGATATTGCCAGAGGGGGCATTCATGAGGTGGCGAATAGACGACGTTATATCTGTCGAGAACATAATCAAGATGTTGCAGATAGTCGTGGCTAATTATGACGTTGACCCGTCTGAGCTGGAGAAGTACGTCAAGATGAAAATCGGTGGCAGGATCAAGGATGAGCCAGTAACAGTTAAAACACAAGAAGAGTAGACTATGGAAGCAAGGACAGCGGCGGAGATAAGTGCAGAGATTGAGAGCGAGAGGGCAAGCGGAGACCTGTCAACGTACATAGGTGATAGCGACAAGTTTTTCGAGTCGTTGCGCGACTCTATTGCGGTATCACTAAGCAACACGGATGTCGTGCTTGCTCAATTCATAGACGACGTTGACGTTTACGCCGCCAAGATCATACCAACTTCGGCAGCTTACTGGGCATGGAACGCAGCGCAATGGCAAGAAGGCGACGAACTGGCTCTCGATTACGACACTGGTGGCATAGGTTACTCGGTTGACGATGACACGAAAAAGATAGTAGTTGTGTCGGCTTATGAGGCATCGCAAGGCGGGCTAGTGATTAAGGTTGCCAAGTATGACGACGACGACAACCTCGTGGCGCTAAGTGCCGCACAGCTGGCTTCACTGCAATCGTACATAGACGTGCAAAGGTCCTTTCCAATAACTTGCAGATCCATAGACGGTGACAGCGTGTACATGACGTGCATCGTTTATGTAGACCCAAAAATAATATCAATTACTGACGGGTCTAGCATCAATGACGCATCTGTATTCCCACTAATTGACGAGATTAACGACTACTTCGAGACTTATGCGAAAGATGCCATGTACGATGACGAGTTTAGGCTTGTCGATCTACAGTCAAAGATGTCGGCTGTTAGCGGCGTGAAGAGCTTCAACATAACGTCACTAGTGATGGTGGATTCTTACGCCAACTCACGCGACGTGCTAACATCAGCCAAGAAAAACGACACGCCTACCGCCGGGTACTACGTACTTGCAAACACTACCGGTATAACTTACCAGGAATATTAATGGAAGCAAAACTGTACGACATAAATCAATGGTGCTGGTTCGTCAACGCGTTCAATGCACTTTTCAGGACAGAGAAGAATCTAGAGTTGGCCAGGGTGCTGCTGTCGCCGGCTAATGACATTGGAGATCTGGCGTCGTTCATAATATCAGACAAAATTAACAAGTCTAACTTCGCAGGGAAGAGGGCGATGATGGAGTACTATATCCGACAGAAGTATAACCTATCTTATTGCAAGATCTATGACGGGTACGACGAGGACACAACTGTTATATTCACGACTGACGAGTACGTACCTCTATCAGATAGGATTAGCGTGTACACGACTGACGAGACAGTGCCAACAGGAGAAGATGTTGGGATATACACTGTAGGAGAGTCGAATGGCGACATAATCAATTACAAGGTCGAGGTAATAGAGTCGGAGCTCGCGCAGTCTGTGTTGTATTTTACCGACAACATACTGACAGACGTGCAAGCAATGTCATTCCCCAACCAGGTTTACGAGATAACATATAAATAAAATACACACAATATGGATAGATTAGCTACGGGGATGCTTTGTAATGGTTCTAAACCGCTAAAAGATGCTCATTTTACCGCCACCGCGTTGACGACACAGGACGCGCTTAACAACATTGCGTACTCGTTCTTCGAGAAGCCGTGCATAGTAAACGGGTGCACTATTATAGAGGGGGAAACAGCATTGGCTTGCGCGGCCGGGGATATTTACCTCCCTTTGTACGGGTTAATACACGTTGAACACCAGATTATAGCTATCACTAAGGCGGCCAACTACCACCCAAAGTTGACATACAGCGAGACTTATTACGCCCCTGCGACAGATAATGACGGAAATGTCAAGGCCGGGATAAGGAAAAGGAGGGCGATACTAAGCTACGAGTATGCCGAGGGATCTGTGTATGACGGCGATACGTATGTGTACCCGGAGAACAACGTCTCAACTCTCGACTCTTTATACGCTAAGGAAAACACCAAGATAGAGGCGTCTCTTGTGACGATAGAAACGACATATCTTGGCGAATCGGCGTCACTAAATTGTTACAGGAGCGGTAACATGCTGTGCATTAACGGGTCAGTCCTGTTCCCTAACGACACTAGCGGATCGTCGATGACTGTTGACACAACCATGTTACCCCTCCTTGATAGCAACTCTGACCGTCACTTGGACATAATGTCGAACACGGTTAAGAAATATGACAGTGGAACTAGCACTTGGTCGTTCAACTTCGATCCCGCCGTGCTGACTATCCACCCAACTGGGTTGCTGGCTGACGACAAGGGGTTAGGGTACACTAGACTCATAGCTGTATCATCAGTAATATTGTGGTAAAATGGCTAGTATATCAATAAATAGCATTTCAGGCTACAATCTAGGTCAGATGGCATACGCTGGTCAGGTACGGAAGGCTAACAGCTTGAAGCCGAAGACTGTTCCGACCTCTGAATCTAACAAAGTGCCAGAAATTGACTCTTTCGATGTCGTAGGGGTGTCATCAAGGACTGGGGCGAAGCTATTCGATCACCTTGTGTTGACAATGCCAGCACACACCAGGATCGCAGGTGATGACGTGGATGAAGAGTCCATCCAATTTGTTGACATAAAGATAAGGGTAGTGCCGGAGACGATAATAAGCAAGACCCAGTTGTCTGCTCAGAAGGGGACATTCAAGGTGCTGACTGGTTTCGGGGATCACAGGATTTATTGCGAGGGCACTTTCACTACCATGGACAGGACATTACCCATTAGCCTTGTGAACACGCTCGAAAAAATAAGGCTCTCGGAGGTGCGGTTGACCTGCGAGAGCCGTCTCTTGAACGAGGGATACGACATTAACTATGTCATAATGGATAGTCAGTCGAGCGTATCGCAAGTTAGGGGATCAGCAAACACGTACGAATTTTCTTTCGAGCTAATTAGTGATTTCGATTTCGATATCGTTATAAAATAGCCCACAATAGAGCTCCTACCCACCCGAAGAATGTCCATCCAGTTAGTACGTTTAGAATTATTATGGCATTAAGCTTAGGGTGACTGTTATAACCTGCTATTATAGAAGGGAGCATGTATAACGCTATCAAGAATAGTACTGGTATGATTTCCATGTTATATTTCGTTTTTATAGTTGCATCTTTTAGATATTTCTTTCAATACATCCCACTCTTTATCCGTGAATTCAACGTAGGACATGTGCCTCTCGTTATGGATGTGTATAAAATCAGAGCCCTCGCAGCCCATGATGTATTTAACATACTTTTCAAGCAAAACGGGGTATGCTACACTTTGTTCTTTCAAGTTTCCCATAAATTTAATAGTTATTAATTAATAATGAATACTCGTAAGCGCACGCTATCAGCGAGAGAGCGCCAACTATGAATAACAACTTGCGTGTTCGCTGGTTACTAGTGCAACAGTGCGCTATGAAACTTAGCATGAATGATGATGCCGCCAGGATAAATGACATGTATTCCATATTATTTGTTAAAACATATGTTTCGTTTGGCCATCTTTTTATTGTACAACAAGTTTAGCGCGGCCTTGTAAATCTCTAGCGTGTGAACTCGCGCGTTATATTCACCAGTTTCTATGCTTGATATAGTTCTAGTGCTTATAAACGACACATCTTTCACTTGTTTCTGCGTTATGCAATTGTCTCTCCTGAATGTCTTCAATCGAAGGCACTCTTGCCGGGTAGCCTCTAGTGCTGTTTCCAAGATTTCCTTATACTCTTTTGGCATAGTTAATTGTTTTTAGGTGATTTTATTTAAAATATGGTTAAAAAATTTGACGGCAAATATAAGTGCAAAAATTGCATATTATGCGACATACTTCACATTGTTTTTGTTATTTGTAATTGTTCTAAATTAGCCACATGAATAACGCGGCAAAATCGTTCAAACCAATGTCTGAGGTCGTCAACAAGATTGACGATAAAACTTATGATGTTAGGATATACGGCGATATAGGCTATGAAATAGACGGCCATTCACTAGCTCAATGGCTATCAAATTTCTCTATACCTGGCATAAATATAAACGTGAGGATAAACACGCACGGCGGGTATACTTACGAGGGGACTTCTGTCATAGCCGAGATGCTTTCTTCTAAGGCGAACATAACGACTATAAATGACGGGGTTGCCTACTCGATGGGGTTCATACTAATGCAGTGCGGGAAGCACAGGAAAGCAAGGGATTACTCCAGCTCAATGGTGCACGCGGCACACTATGAAAATAGTGATATGACGCCGTTGACAGACAGCGAGAAAATGTACCTATCTGCCGAGAACGACAAGTTATTCACTATATTAAAAGGGATACTCGGTGATAAATTCAATAATGAGTGGCTTGACGGTAAAGATCATTACTTTGTCTTAGGCAAAACACAGGAAGACGCGGGGCTCGTTGACGAGGTTATAAACACGGGGAAAACTATTGACATGCACGTGCAAGATAGATACAAGGTTTGCGCTGCGATGTTAAATGATAACACTAATTCAAACACTAATTCAAACACTAATTCAAGTATGGAGCATCTAAAGACAGTAGCGGCCGTGATAGGTTGCGAGGAGAACATCTCCGTTGTCGTGTCCAAGGTATCTGCCCTCCGTGAGGAAATAACAGCAAAAAATGCTGTTATAGCGGCTAAAGATGCCGAGATAACACGGCTTAATGGCGAGATAAAGGCGTTCGATAACGTCGAGAAAACAAGGTTGGTTGAAGCCGGCGTGGCGTCTGGCAGGATTGCCACCGACAAGGCCAAGGAATTAACCGATAACACGGCCTCGCTAACTATCGCGCAGCTAAAGGCAGTAATTGACGCAATGACGCCAATACACAAGCCACTCCCTGTATCTCAGGCTGGTGTATCTGCCGCGAGTACGGCTAGTGCCGCGTCACAGTTCTCTGGCAAGACGATAGAAGAGGTAATGGCCATGGAAGGCGGAGAGGCTTACGTCGATAGGCTGAGGGCTGTTGACAAGGCAGCGTATAGCAACTTACTGAAATTCAAGAAGAAGGAGGAGTAACACATGGCAGATACTACAAGGTACGCTAGACCTCTAGGAGGTGCAGCGACGGTAACGCTAACGGCGGCAGACGCGGCGCAAACAATAACTGTGACTAACGACCTGACAATGGTTGATGGCGTTACTAACCCGATCTCGGTGAACGTTACGTTGACAGCTGACATCCCGGCTGGGTTACAGGTCGGGGCAATGATGTTCATGCAGGCAACATCTGTTGGCGCGCAGACACTTACATTCGGTGATGGTTTCTCCCCCCGGACGGTAACTGGTGTGGCAGGTAAGACTATCAACGGGACGTTGATATATAACGGTAGCGTATTCACGCCTCTTGCGGCAAGAGTTCAAATTGACTAAAAAATAAAATCATGGCAAGGTTAAGCAAAATATACATAGAGAGGGAAGCAGAGCGCACGATTGTAGCTGACAACTCTGTCTTCAAGATGGGGAAGACGTTCACTAACGAGGAACTGGCGTCTGACAAGATACAGGGTGGCATAGTTGGCGACATAGAGTCAGCTTACTACGGTGATTCTACTATACTGCCCGTACCGGCACAGTCTGCACTGGTGAACACTTACAACGAGTTCACTCCTATAGGCATTCACTCGCGCAGGGTGCCAGTAGCGTATAGGGAGGAGATGAGTGATCAAACTGTTGCGTCTTTGATCACTGAGGTAGCTACACAGCACGCTAACAGGCTTATTGATAGGGCATGCAACAGGTGGCTATACGACATCGCCCCGACTGATTCAACAAGGATCATCAGGACAACAGGCACGACAACGAGGGCTTGTAACCTCAAGTCTACAACTAGCCCGGCGGTTGTTAAACGAATGCTGGAAGACGACTTCAGGTTAGCGTTGAATGCACTTGATAACGACGGTTTTGCCGTGAACGAGAAGACAATGTGTCTTCTTACTACAGGATTCAAATGGGATATGTTCGAGTGGGCTAACTTCACTTATGCAGAGCGCACAAACATTGACACCGCTCTTAGAGACGGTAAGGTATGGGAATTCATGGGTGTACATTTTGTTGAAAGGTTACACCCTGTTCTTGGTGGCAATGGTGTCGTTTACACGTCTGCTGGCGTGCCAAAATTCATCAAGGAGAACAGCACGTACGACACGGCCGGTACAGCTTTCGCATCAACGGATGTAGGTGCAGCGATATTGTTCAAACCATCGGCTGTTCGAGGCGGTCTTGGCTTGTTCAGGTCCGCGATGGAGCAACCAACCGGCGTTGAGGGTGACACTCTCATAGAGGCATCGGCCTACTACGCTGGTGGCAAGGCCAGGAGCGACGGCAAGGGTATAGTGGCAATAGTTGAAGCAAGGTAACATGGACAGTATTGAAACAGGAGCCCTAGATGAAGGGCTTCCTGTTAAATACAGTGTCGGTATACACCGTTTTAACAGGAAGGATTTGGCTGAAAGGTACTCGGCGATAGTCGGGTTGCTTGTAGTGCCTGTTGTGACTGGTTCAGCTGGTGGTCAATCAACTGTTGAAGAGTCGAAGAAGTCTAATAAAACGAGCAAAAACAATTAGTAATGGGAGCTGTAAACACGAATATACTCAAATCTACAGGTCAACTATCAACCCAGGACGAGGCGGTTTCCGGGTTAATGTTCGACATGTCTGACGCCAACATGACAGGGTACTTGACGCCTTACGATGGTTCTTTCTCTACAAGCGACAGGATAAAGTTAATATTGTCGCTATCAATGGCGGAATCTTACGGTATTAACGACAAGCACAGCGACGAGACAAAGGCAACTGGTGGTAAGCTTGTGTTCACCAGCACACAGACGACAGGTTACGTTGTCAATGTCGTTATTGAGCCGTCTTTTGGCAACAAGGTAACGCTTTGCAAGTACGTTGTTACTTCTAACGACACTACTAAACAGTTATTATGCCAGTCTGTGGCGGATGCTATAAACGCTAATACAAACACGCACGGTTACACTGCCGGTACGGCTACATTGACTGGTAGTGACTACGGAACTACGCTTGTCGCTCCTTCAAAAATGGGCAAGTCGATACACTCCGGCCTATCAGCAACGGTGAGGGATTCGAACGGTGTTGCCGTTACGTCGAACATAACCGTAACGCAATTCTCCGGCGGTGTTGGTAGCGAGATTGCCGTCCTGCATTACCACATCAAGCAAGCATTCGAGAAGAACCCTAACATCAATATATACGTTGGGATCTACGACTACTCTAGCGTGACCACGGCCGAGAAATGGGATGCCGACAGGCTGCAAGACATGCAGGACTACGCGAACGGCACGATATGGCAGTTCGCCGCGTTCACTAAGGAGGGCGTGGGCACGGCTGGGGCTGACTTGTTGTCTCAAATATCAGAGCACCAGTATGTTTACGAGCAAATGGGGGCTAATTACAGCCAGTACGCGCTTGGTATACTAACGATGGACACTGTGACAGATATAGCCACTATGGCGAACACTGCCACGCTGGCGTCAGGGGTTAACCTACGTAGTGCAGCGGCGAGGAACGTGACGTTTGATTTCGGGGGGTCGTTCAGGAGTGCCAGGTCGAAGATTAACGGCACTAAATCGTCTACACTGGAGTACTTGACTGGTGTAACTGGTAGATCAGTAGGTACTTGCGGGGCTTGGCTAGGTATAAGGTCAGGCGTTAAATGCAACGTGTCTGTAGCTGAAACGGCATCTTGCAACCTCACTGGTAACGGTGAGTTCCTGGAGGGAGGGACGAGTAACGGGTTCTCGTGGTCGTCTATAAACACTTACTCGAAGAACTTGCTGGCGTTGCTAACTAACAACGGCTACTTGTTCGCCAAGGAATACCCGGGGGCTTCCGGCGTGTACTTCTGCACCGACCAGAATTGCGACGAGTTGAGCTCTGACTACGCTGAGAGCAAGTCAGTTAAGACGATATACAAGGCAGCCAGGTTGTGCTACGTTAATTCTGTGCAAATCGTTGAGAGCCAGTTGTCAAAGGATATTGAAACGGGGCTACTCACTAACGCCGCTATGGCTAAAGTGGCTGCACCAGCACTGGCAGTGCTTACTTCAATGTCCGCCGCCGGTGAAATATCTACCGATTCGACAGGGGCTATCCCAGATAATAGCGTTGTTGTTAATTCTACTATAGTTGACGGGACGGTCACTGAGACCGTGAAGATAGTGCAGACAGAGACACTGAAGACACTAGAGATAAATCTTGGTTATGTTAAATCATTATAAAATTAACACATGGCAGTAGCACCAAAACCAGCCAGGCTGAACGGGATGGAATATTCCCATTGTAAGGCTTTGTTCATGATGGGTAGCTCTAAGATAGAGTGCCTTTTTGACTCGCTAGATATAAACTCGGAGGAGAAGCAATACACGGATAACTACGCTAACAGCGACAGGCACGTGTCTTGGACTGAGGGGGCTATTAAAGCGCCATCATGCACCGTGAAGATGAAAATGTCACAGTTGAACGTGTTAAGGAAAGCATCGCCAGGCGGTCAACTCGTGGCTAATGGCCCAGAAGATAGCACTTTCGTGTTCTCTAACGGTATCGAGAAGAATTGCGTGGCGACGGTATCAGGAATGATGTACACAAAAGTGACAGAAACATCCGGCGATAACTCGGAGGCTACTGTTGATTTCGTGTGCGATAGAATAACAGTAAAATTCCCATAACAGTAAAATTTTTCAAACATGTTAAAAGTAAAAGACAAACAATCGGATCACGTTACTTTCGAGCTAGTTGTGAACGCTACTGGAGAGCTAGTTAATGATGCAACAGGTGAATGCTTTTCTTTCGAGGACGCTCCCGAGGACATTAAAGGATACACGTCAAGGTACAAGGAAGATTCTGGCGACAAGTTCGACCTCAACATAATGAAACCAGGCGTTGACGTGCTGATGAAGTGCTACCGTATGCGGGACAATAATGGCAGGCTGATGACACCCGAGATAGGGCAGTTGATATACAACTCTTGCTTCGCCCCTTACGACATAGAGGGGTTCATGGCCGTTGATAACTCGATAACTTGCATGCAGAAGGTCGCCGTGTACGATTCTATAGGCACTTATTTCATGGACACTTTCGGCACAATTATTAAAAAAAAATAGGAGATTTCCCCTCGTTCGCTGACAAGGTTGAAGATTTTAATTTCATCGAGTGGGACGCGATGATACGCTTTCACTTCAAGGAAGACCCGGAGAAGCTTGATGCTGACGGGTATTCAAAGAGGGTGAACGAGTTAATCTTCCTGTGCGAGCGAGGGGATATTTCATTAAACAAGAAGTAGTCATGGCTGAGTATGATGTCGGGTACAGGATAGACATAGAGGGTAACTACGACCGCGTCATAAAGAAGTTCAACGCTGACCTTGACGCTTCTTACTTGAAGGCAAAAGCGGCTAAAGCCCAGTTGAACGACATGTTCAAGTCGCAGGCCAGGGAGCACAAGCTCGCGTCTGACTTGCAGGTAATGCGCACTAAGGCACGAGTGGCCGCGGAGATAAGGGAGGAGCGCAGGCTTGCCGCCGAGAAGGTGAAGCTATTGAGGGATCAAGAGCGCCAGCGCAAGAAGATGGAGGCAGAAAAAGGCAAGTCTTTCTTCAGCGGTGGCATATCAGGCATCATGCGAAACCCTGTTGTAGCCCAGGGGTTGGCCATGTACGAGGGGGCTAGGATGATAGGCAGCGTTGGGATTGCGCTCGCTAACGCCACTATAAAACAGGAGGGGTTCAAGAGGTCAGTAGGAGCGACGTCAAACGGCGTACACAATTTCGGCGTTAACATGGCCCTGGTTGACAACATGGCCGCCAAGTACGGCAGTGACATCAACTCGCTAAGGGAATCGTTCATGCAGTTCAACGGCGCAACCAACGGAACTAACCTGGCTGGTGAGAGAACAAGGCGCGTGTTCGAGTCAATAACAAAAGCTAGTTCCGTGATGAGCTTGAGCTCCGAGGACACCAAGCTGGCGTTGCTGGCCGTATCGCAGATGGCTTCGAAGGGCGTTGTATCAATGGAGGAGCTTCGCCGGCAGTTGATGGAGAGGATACCTATATCTTTCCAGACGCTTGCCAACAAGATGGGAATGACGTCAGCGCAATTCATGAAGGCGGTTGAATCTGGTAGCGTGATGTCAGAGGATTTCATCCCGAAACTGGCTGAAGCACTTGACGACCTATCCAAGGGTAAAGGCGTTGATAAGCTGGCAGTGAAAATGGGTCGTATTGGCAACCAGATAACTGCCATAAAAGAGAGTTCCGGCAACTTACTTAGGCCAGTACTATCAGGGAGCATGGACGTGTTGAGTACATTTCTTGATGCTTCTTCGTGGCGTAAGGCATTAGACGCGAGGATGATGGGCATACCATCAGCTATTAATATGACCATTAACGTTATTCAAGATGGCAAGAAGAAGCGTTATTCAGAAGCAGATATTAACGATGGCAGGACACTAGAGCAGAAATACGCGAACGAGATAGTAGCCAAGACGACATCTCGTGTAGATGCACAGAAAAAGGCTCTACACCCGTCTAAAGCATTGCAGGTAAAATACTACAAGGAAGCTATAGCAGAAGAAGAAAAGGCGTTATCATCAATACCGAGGTTCCGGAAAGACCTCGAGGGAGATTGGGAAAAACGTGTTAGCGATAGTATCCAGGTTGAGTATAATGCAGCTCCTGGAGATATATCTGTGAAAGCCATACACGCATTGGCATTAGAGCAGCTTCAACAGGGGTTGACGGCTTACTTGTCTGGGGAACAAGGTAAGATTGACGAGATTAGGGCCAAGAAGAAGAAAGATGACGAGGACTTCGAGGGCACTAAAGTCGAGGCGAGAGCCCCGAAGCATTTCTCCATCGTGATAAACAAGTTCGTGGCAGTAGAGAACTACCAGGCTGGCGCGGGTGACGTTAAGAGCGTGGTGGCCGAGAATTCAAGGAGCGGGCTCATGGAGGCACTGGCCGAGTTGCAGATACAGGCCGAGAACTTGTAAATAATTTAATAATGTACACCAGGCTTCAGACACTTGTGGTAGTAGAGAGCAGCGAGACGGGCAAGACCTACGAGATCCCTTACCTGGCCAAATTCACGTGCGCTAAATCTTATAATAACATAGAGCAGACTGGAAGGCTAGTGATGCCTAACAAGTTATACTATAATCTAGGGATAAAGTCTAGCGACGTGTTCAGCAGGGGGTCAAAAGTGTCTGTTTACGCCGGGTACTACCCGGAGCAATACAAGCTTTTCGATGGTTACGTGAAGACAAACAATATAGGTCTGATTACCACTTGCGACCTTGAGAACTACACGTACGAGGCCAAGAAGATTAACGTGGAAGACAATATATTCTATGACGTTAAGCTGAAAACGCTGCTGAATTACGTTTACAAGAACAACGAGACAACAGGGATGGGCGAGAGGATAAACCCGTCCATGGGTGATTTCAAGATAGAGAATAACCCGACCGTGATTGACGTGTTGAACGCCATAAAAGCGGTGTATGGTTTACGGATGTGGTTTGACGGTAGTAAATTGTATTGCGGTCTACCGCCAGTTAATGACACAAAGCACGTATTCAAGGTTAATTACAACGTGCCAACAGAGTGGAACGAGCTGGAGTACATCGACGAGAAGAACATCCCTGTGATAGTGTGCGGCAAGCTTGATGACGATAACGATGACGATGTTGACGTCAAGCTGTACTACTCTTACAATAACAAGACAAAGAAGCCAGGGTTCACGACTAATCGACCTGCCGGGCAGCTGCATAACGTGTCACTGACAGGTTGCACGGAGGCAGACTTGCGTTTCTTCATGAAGAGGATCTACGACAACGTGTCGTTCAACGGTTTCGCCGGGTCGTTCACGTGCAAGGGGGCGGAGCTGGTGAGCGTTGGCGACAAGATAAACTTCACTGATGCCAACACGGGTGTTGATGGTATAGACGCATTATGTTGCTCTGTCAGGTACGACGTGTCAGTGGAGAATGATTTCAACCAGACGGTTCAATTATCTTACAAGTTATGACGCAATCGGGAGCTTTCGGCAGGTTATTCAGTTTTTTCGCGGCCAGGGAGAAATGGTATAGCGACTACGCCACCGTTGTTTCCGTTGACGAGTCAAGCTGCACGTGTGTCGTCAACATAAAGAACGGCGTGACTGGTATGAGGAGCAGGAGGGTGGCATCGCTGAGTAATTCCGGGGCTATAGTAGTGACACCGGCGATTGGCAGCAGGGTTGTAGTATCATACACGTCAAGGAAAACATGCTACGTGTCAATGTACTCTTCCGTGTCGAGCATAATGCTTATCTCCGGCGACCACGGTGGCCTTGTTGACGTGAAGGAGCTGGTTAAGAAGCTGAACACGCTAGAGAACAGGATGTCGACACACCAGCACATGTACGTGTCGTCAGGTGCAGTGGCCATAACTACTGTCGACCCGGCAACTAACGCGACGATAACGCCAACAGTGGAAACTGATATTTCTAACGATAAAATAACTCACTGATGGGGAAGCAAACAGGTGTGAAGCTCGACGAGTTCTTTAATTTCGTGACGTACGGGGGGGAGGTATCGTGCGGCGATATAAACGAGCAGAATGTGATAGTATGCCTTAAATCGTCCAGGGGCGCGCAGGTACTAAATCCTACAACTGGTGAGAACATAGATAAGGTGATAGAATCAAACATAACTAACGCCAGCCTAACCGTGAAGGTTAACAGCGCGGTGAAGAGCAGCGGGAACTCTAAAAGCTCTCTTAGCATAAAAGGAGAGGGCAAGGATAGGACGATAGAACTAAAACTGAAGTAAGATGAAAACAGTGTACGTTAGCAACGGCCAGACGATATATGACATATCGAACCAGTATTACGGTGACGTGTCTTATGTTGGCAAGATATTGGCTGATAACGGTTTGCCATCAAACGGGGTGTTGACGGTAGGGCAATCATTGCTTGTTGACGATTCTGCCGGGGTGAGATCCGTGAAGAGCTTCTTCTCTGTAAACGGTGAAGATGCTAACAATTACCAGGCCAATGACGGGTATCATGACGCCGGGTTCAACACCATTGTTAGCGATCTTGATGTCAATGTTGAATCAGGCGAGGCTATAATTGGAGATGAGATTCACGTGACGTATTATGACGATATAACTGTTGATGCTGGTGTTGATTACAGGGTAAAGTTCGCTACTAACTCATTGAAGAGCATGGATATAACGCAAGCAGTGGCCAACAGGCTCGATTTGTCAGGCCAGATGACGCTGAGGTCATTGACGACGGTAGGACAGCTGAGAGTCATAGACACGGGGTCTACGTCAAATTTCGCAGATAGCTGTTTCATCGACAGCAAGGAAGGGTACATAGTTGGCGAGAATGGCACGATGCTGCACACTACTGACGGCGGTGAGACGTTCGAAGAAGTTGATACTGGTGTTACTAACATCATCTACTGCATGGTGTACATCCCTGGCTACGCTTACGTTTGCGGGATGTCAGGTGGTAATATACTCGTGAATTACCTTGATGGTAACTGGGTTAGTGTTAATATAGATACTGATCTTGGGAATATATATGACATCTGCGTAGTGAGCCAGCTAGAGGTGTACGCTTGCTCTAGTTCGACACAAATATTAAGGAGCACGGACGGGCTATCTACATGGATTCAGGCTGCTGTCGTTGACACGGCTCCAAGAAGGTTATCATACTACGGTGGTTATCTATACATAGCGGCGAATGATGGTTACGTGTTCAAGTTTAACACTAGCACGATGTATTACACGTCATCTAAACCGTCAAGCGGTCACGTAGTTTCAGTGTACGCCATGAGCGACACGAAGGTGTTTGCTTGCGGTTACGGTTTCGCCAGCGTGTCAACAGATGGGGCTGTGACTTGGACATCACTTGGGTTAGCTTCTAACACGTATACACTAGTGACATTCTACGACCAGCTAAACGGGTATATTGTTGGGTTTGGCGGCGCAGCTTACAATACTGTTGACGGTGGGGCGTCATGGACTATTCAAGAATCTGGCACAACGAGCAATCTGAGGGACGCTTGCCTGGTTGGGGCTAACAACGTTTACTTGACCGGGGAGACTGGCACGCTGGTAAAGACTAGCAAGCCAAAGATTTACCGTGCTACATTGCCATGCTTGTGCGCTAGTTCAGTGTACGTTGACCTATCAGGATGCTACACGTCGGGGGTAACATTCGGGGGGTTGAACAGGTACTACTTGTCTGTGTACCTTGATTTCAGTTACAATTACCTAGAAGAGTGCAACATACAGTCTATAATGCGCAAGTTGCTCGCTTCTAACGCGTCGGTTTACTCTGGTAATTACAAGATACTCAAGGTAAACGATAACATTAGCTCTCACGGGTCAATAACATCAACTCTAAAGGCCAAGCTAGAGCGAAAGGGCTGGACAGTGACTATCTAAATGCTGAACTCGTCGTACGTTCTATCGGCGATGACAGTCATCGGCTCAATCATCGACCCGCTGTTCTTCCAGTTGTCGAATTCTGACCTGAACGCTGAACACACGAGGTAGTCTAGAGTGTCTGACGTGTGGCCGTAACGCTCGTAAGTCTCCTTGGTGTCTGGGTCGCGGTACTTCTGCTTTAGTTTTCCACCTGATGGGTCTTCCTGCACGTACATCAAATCTTCTATGGTGTTGGGGCAATAGTCACGGCTTATGGAAAGCGATAAACCAGGTATATCACCGATCATCACCTTGTTCATGAACACGCCCCTCTGTGAAACGTTAGGGTTTGATGACGGCACCCTCATTGTTATGTTGTCGAATGTTGACGATAGTTCAGACGCGATAACGTCAAACCAGTTCCTACCTTGCTCTAGCAGGGTGTTCCTCTTATTGCTGGTGGCGTCGCCGTAAACGAACACCTTGCCCTTGTGACCACTGTACTTGCTGGTTATCGCCTTGCAAAGCGAGAATATGTCGTTTCGTGGATTACGGAGGCAAAACTCGTCTATTACCATCACGTGACCACCGTCAATCTGTGATACTGTACACGTTATGTACGGTTTAACGTTCTCGTCGAAAGACAAATGAAGTGGCATGTCCTCGTCATAACTAATGTCTCCAGATATATTATTTACGGCGGAGAACAGCTTGTAGAACTCCGTGCCCCTGGATACCTTGCCCCAGTTACCGTTGAAATAAATGTTCCAGTAATTCGGGTCAGTTTCCTTGTCACGCTCGAAATCCTTGAGGTACTCGACGTCCCTGAAACCGAACGATCCATCAGGAGACCCGGCGATCCAGAAATTATTCATGGCGTTGGTCTTGATGAACACGAAAGACCCGTCAGATGAGACGTACTTGTCAGACACAGTCGTTAATTCAGGGGCTAAACCGTTTTCCACTATCAATGATGAATGGCACATCGGTATGGCGTCGAACACTGACTTCTTTAGCCAGTGAGTCTCGTCTATCGGGTTGAAATCACTGATTAACTGCAACCCGTCAGAGCCCCTTAGCCTCTTGCGCATCTGCTTGTAATCGGCGTGGTCGAACGATGTTATCTCGTTCATGTACACCCGCCTGTACTGCGATATACCCTTTATATCTTCCGAGTCGTTAAGACCTATTAAATCAATTACTGCGCCGTTGTGAATGCAAGTGAACGATAATGGTTTCCCCTTGAACTTGAAGTATTTAGATAATCCGAACTCTTTCATAACAGCCCTGAAATCTGGCAGGATAGTTATGTCGAGCTTGTTTGACACCTTCCTGACTACAAGGTGCGAGTTACCGTTCATGAACGTGTCTAAAACTATGGCCTGGACTATGGATCTTGTTTTGCCGCTACCAGATCCACCCCAGCAGAAGCAGTACCTTGACTTGCTATCGAAGAACTCCTTTACGTGCCAGTAATTGGGGTTGAAATTATTGCTTAGTATTTGAATGTTCATTTACATAATTAATTATATTTGCAAACATAGCTATTTAAAACGATTCTAAATAATGAATAGGCCGCCACATGTAAGGATTATTAATAAAGACAAGATGCTTGACATCATGGCTGTAGAGGCGTTGTCCCATTTCGTCACCGGGTTTGATAATGGCGGCCACATGACGGATAAATCGATAGACGGCTGGAAGGAGAGGAAGAGGCATTACAACCACCCCATATTGCTGAAGACTGGACAGACGTCGGATAGCTTGAGGACGCTGGAGCGCGGGTCCAATTATGTCATAGTGGGGTCAACATACAAGGTGGCGGGGTTTCATAACAACGGGACTGGGAGGTTGCCCGTTCGTGAGATCGTTGGGGCATCTAAACCACTGGAGGCAAAGTTGCTCAAGATATTATTAAAAAGTCTAAAAAATGGACGCTAGGCAGCAGCTGTACATGTCCGTCAGGGACAAGATTGAGTCTATAAGAGACACAGGCGGGAACAGGATTATCAAGAAATTCACGTTCTGGAATAATAACAACTTGCAATATGAAAGGTTGAAGGCTCATGGTTTCCCGGCTGTTTTCTACAAGATGCAGCGAGTGAAGTGGGAGACGATGAACGAGACTCAATCAAACCCGAACCACGAGAGGTTCGCCAAGTGCATTGTAGAGCTACACGTCATAACAGAATGTCTGCAAGATAACGACGTGTCTTACTTGAGGAACCTGGCGATATGCCAGGTTGTAGCCGCTGCCATTGAGAACATGAGTAGCGATTATTTCTTCGTGTCTAACTTGGATTCAGAAGACGACCCAACTGTCATAACATCAGTTTGCGAGTCTATACAATATTACAGCGTTGAACTTAACCAGCCGGCTATTGAATCACCACACGACATTATAACCGGGAGTGAAATTGATATAACTACATTGACATGGTAATAACCCAGGAGCTGCCAGAAGTAATGGCAGGGAGCACGATAACAGTGCCCATAAGTATTACTGACGAGAGCACCGACACGCTGGTAGACCTCACCACTTTCACCAGCATACAAGTGCTGGTTAAGATTAACGGGACTAACGAGGAAATATGTTTCTTCCAGACTTCTGACGGTAATGTGACGCTTGTTGACGACACGCACGCTCAGGTTGTCATACCATCGTCAATCACGAAGTTGTACCCTGGTAAGATTCTAATAATTGAATCAAAGTTCAGTAATGACGACGGCGACAAGATAGTGGCCGCCGGGTTGTGCAAGTTGATGGGGAACTCGATAAAAGACAAGTGATAAATGGCATCTGATAGCACTATATGCGTTGTTTTCTCGGTGCCAGACACCAGCGTTAATCTCGGCATCGAGGTGTTCGATGTTAATATAAGCATTACGGGCAGCATTAGAGCCTTGTTCTCGATGTACACTAACATAGCGTACGACGACACTAACGTGAAGGAGAGGCTTACGGCACTAGAGAACGGTGGTGCTGCTTACGCATCTATAAAGAGGTACTTGATTGACGGTGGATACCACTACCTTGGCAACGCGGATAAGGGGACTAGCGAATCGGCAGAGACTTGGGTCATATACCGTTTGACTTTCGGTGACACTACATCGACAGCGACAGCCGTGGGGGCATGGACTAATGTTTTAAACCTTATATACACATGAATACTAGCATTACAAGAACGGTAACTGTAGATGGCGTTGAATACACAAGCACGAGCTTGTTATTATCGCTGGCCTTGTCGGAGATTCCTATTAACGGTGAAGTTAATACAATGGTTAGCATAATGCTTTCACCGTCCGTTACTATTGACGGCAAGGTAGTAGACTCGATGGTGGATCGTGTTTGCGTGAACAACAGCACCAGCGATGCGGTATCTGAGACAGTAGCGAAATTGAAGTCAAACGTGCAGGAATTAATTGACTTGATGGGGTTATGAGCGATAGGTACAGGTTAGCGAGCGGGAACTGGTCGACGGTAAGCGGGTGGGACGGTGGCACGTTGCCAGGAGCGTTAGATAACGTGTACGCCAACTCGTTTACAGTTCTAATTGACATTGATGTAGAGTGCGTTAAGATAAGCACCGCTGCTACAACTGGCATTAATGCTGGAGGCGTGTTCAACGTTATGAGCAACAGGGTAGTATCTTGCGATGTTGAGGCAGGCACGACTACTTGCCTAAACGTCACTGGTGCATACACGGTTACTGGTGTAAAGAACAGCACGGGGGGGACAGTGGCTAGCGCGTCCGGGAACTACGCCTATTCATCAGGGGTGATATACCAGACCGGGAACAGCACGGGGGGTACAGGGGCTTCCGCGCACGGGAACTACGCCACTTCATCAGGGGTGATCTACCAGACAGGTAACAGCACGGGGGGTACAGGGGCTTCCGCGCACGGGAACGTCGCCACTTCATCAGGGGTGATCTACCAGACAGGTAACAGCACGGGGGGTACAGGGACTAACGCGTACGGTTTTTACAGGTCGGGGACTAAAAATTCATACTTGTACGGTAACGCTATTTCAAGTGATGTATCAAATGCAGTTCAGTCTATTGTAGATGGTTATTACATTGTAATATCAGGTGACATAATTAATACCGGCATTGTAGCTGTGTCCGGCAATATTAAGCTATCTAATTCTTACGATGGGAGCATATACTTTTACACTGAAGGAGGTGATATTGTGTCATTTGGTTCATCAATGGCTTATCTACCTGGCGAATCTGACGTGAGGTTAAATACAACTTACGGGGTTGGGTACAGCAAGACTGGCACGTGCAACGTCCCTGAAGCCGACGTGGTAGCGAAGGGAGTACCAGTGGATGATACCGTCGGTACGGCGATAATACGAGCAAATGACATGAAGGATCTGGTTGGTGAAGTTGTAGGGGCTATGT